CCAGCTGAAGAGACATTATTTATGGACTTAGAGGCAGGTGACATTGCACTAAGCGAGTGGGGTGGTGACACTATACGACCAGAGACATGGGAAGAAGCTAGAAACTTCGCCTGTTACTTTGGTGGCCCTAACGCAAGTTTAAGCCCTGACATGCCATACTCACAAGCACACTATGATCACCTTGTAAAAGAATGGGGTGACCCAGCTAGTATCCATGCAAAGTATAAAACTTTGTTTGTTGATTCTATAACAGTAGCAGGTCGATTAAGTTTTAGATGGTGTAAGCAGCAAGATGAAGTGCTCACTGATAAGACTAAGAAAATCAACATGCTTGCAGTTTATGGATTGCACGGCAGAGAAATGCTTGATTGGTTAACACAACTACAACATGTCAGAGATAAGAATGTTGTGTTGGTTGGCATCTTAGATGAAAACACAGATGAGTTTAATCAGAAAATATTTAAAATCCAAGTAGAAGGATCCAAAGTTGGTAACGAACTACCTGGAATTGTTGATGAACTTATTACAATGAGAATCAATCGTGATGAGACAGGTAACTCATGGCGTGAATTTGTATGTCTTACAGACAACCCAGAAGGGTTTCCTGCTAAAGACAGAAGCGGAAAATTAAACACTGTTGAAGAACCGCATTTAGGTAAGTTGCTTGCTAAGTTAGTAGCACCTAAAACAAAAACTACAGCAGAAATACTTAAACACGATATACCAAACGTACAAATATTAACAAATAGCAAGGAGACAACATAATGTTAAACTTTAATGAAGCAGACGAACAATACGCAGGAACAGGATCAACAGACTTTTCACCAATGCCAGAAGGTACAATTGTAGATGTACTTCTAACAATTAGACCAGGCGGTGCAGGTGATGGTGGTCTTTTAAAACAATCTCAGAGATCTGATGCCCAATATTTAGATTGTGAATTTACCGTAATAAACGGAGAGTTTGCGAAACGTAAATTTTGGACAAACCTTACAGTCATGGGCGGTAGCTTAGACGATAACGGTAGAAGTAAAGCAGGTAATATCTCAATGAGAACAATTCGTGCAATGCTTGAGTCTTGTTATAATATTGAGCCAAGGGATATGAGTGAAGAAGCTAAGGCCGTAAGAGTACTTTCTTCTTATGGTGATCTCAACAATCTTATTTTTAAGACAAGCGTTGGTACTGAAGAGTACAACGAAAAAGTAAGCAACAAGCTTGACCGAATAATAGTTCCGGGCATGCCTGAATACAAACAACCATTAGGTCCAGACGGTTTAATTAGAAGCCCCAAACCTTCTAGTGCCCCTGTACAAGCCACTGCCACTGCAACCCCCGTTGCGGCAACTGGTGCTGTAGCTGAAGCTCCGCAAGCTCCTGCCAACAGTTCAGGGAAACCATCATGGGCGTAAAGACAGTAGGTATTTTATCATTTCACCTACCCAAATAAGGCTTGTGGGAGAGCCTTGCTGTCTAAATCTCCCACAAAAATTTAGGAGTGTTCTTTGTTGTATTGTTGGAAACCATTATCAAAAGAACAATCAAACATAATAAAGAAATTAGGAAAGAGGAGAATTTGTGGATTATGTAATCATGTCGGGGCCAATCCTTTTATTTATAGTTATAATTCGATTGGTAGAGATAATATTTTAAATTACTTTGGGTGCATGCAAGCACTTGATTTTATTAACAAACAGACTGAAAAGGGAACCAAGATGTATACAGGAACAGAACCAGAAACAAAAGCCGTACAAGATACTATAAAAGATATTGTACCAACTTTTGAAGCTATAGGTTGGGAAACCAAGATAGCTGAAATATCACCAGACCAAATATTTGATTTAGTAACAACGCTTTTAGTTGCTTATAAAAAAAGATTGCATGAAAGAATAGTAGAAGACGTAAGACAAACATCGGCTGCAAATTATGGAACACAAGATTTTAAAGGAACTTTAAAGGAAGAGCCACCAAAAAATAAGAAATATACAGAAGAGGAGCTCTGGGACGACCCCATTCCTTTTTAGTATGATAGATCTTAATCCACCTATAAACAATGGAGATGTCAGTGATGTGGTTTTACCACATATTGATAAAGCTCTTGTTCTTGAGAATCAAAAAGAACCTAAACGAACATATCTTGGAGCTTCGTCTCTTGGAGAATCATGTAAACGAAAACTACAGTATCGTTATATGCAAACTCCGCCAGATGAAGGCAAAGATTTTAATGGAAGAACATTAAGAATATTTCAGGTTGGTCACAACTTTGAAGACTTAGCCATTGCATGGTTAATAAAAGCTAAATTTAATTTACTTACACAAGACAAGCAAGGTCGTCAGTTTGGCTTTGACACAGCAGACGGAGAGATTAAAGGCCATGTTGATGGTATCATTACAGATGGTCCTGTTGATTGGTCGTATCCATTTTTATGGGAATGTAAATCAGCTAACGATAAGAAATGGAATGAGTTTAAAAAGAAAGGAACTAAAGAAACTAACCAAGTGTATTACGCACAGGTAGTATTGTATCAGACTTATATGGGTTTAATGGATAATCCAGCATTGTTTACAGTTGTAAATAAAAACACGCAAGAGATATATTTTGAAAAAATACCTTTTGATGCTAAAGTTGCCCAAAGGGTGTCGGACGCAGCGGTTTATATTTTAAAAGCAACAAGCAATAACGAGATGATGCCGAGGGTAGCAGCAAAAGCTGATAGCTTTTTATGTAGATTTTGTGAATTTAAGAGTAGATGTTGGGATATAAAAAATGATAAAGAACAACAATCTGGACTTCAACCAAGCTGGAAATGATATTCCGTCGCAATTTGATGTAACAGATTTTAAAACAAGGGCTAGAGGATCACTTAAAAGTATATTTGGATACATGTTTCCAAACGGACGACTAAGGGGTAACGAGTTTGTAATAGGAAACTTAGACGGATCTCCGGGAGATTCTTGCTCATTTAATTTAGATAAAGACGGACTAGGTAGTGAGTTTAACGGCGGTAATTCATTCAGTGATTTTATTGATGTATGGTCTTACTCTCAAAATATTTCATTTCAAGACTCTGTAAAAGAAATATCAGAAAGATTTGGTATACCATTACAACAAACTTATGTAGCTCCTGCGGAGCCGGTATATAAACCAGAGCCCAAGCAAGAAAAAGTTATAGAGCACAAGTATCTTGATAAGGATAATAACTTATTATGTAGTGTACTTCGTATTGAGTATGACAACGGAGACAAAACTTTTAGACCCAGGCTAACAACAGGCGAGTACAAAATGCCAATCGTTAGACCTCTGTACAACATTCCAAAGATAGTAAACGAAGACACTGTAGTCTTTGTAGAAGGAGAGAAGTGTGTAGACGCACTAACGTCGAAGAACATTCCATCAGCGAGTGCGATGGGTGGTTCAAACACCTCCATGGAGAAAACGGATTGGAGCGTCTTAGAGGGCAAGAATTTAATTATATGGCCAGACAATGACGAAGCGGGAAAGAAGTACGCTACGAAGCTCTCTCACTTTCTAAACAACAAATGTGCATCAATTAAAGTCGTTGATATTCCAGACCAAAAACCAAGAGGTTGGGATGTCGCTGATGCAATAGAAGAAAATTTTGACATTAACGAGGTATTAAACACTGAGGGCACAGCTCCTATTAATTTGTTAAATAACTCTTTATCTGTTAAAAATTTAGTTCAAGGCAAAGCCCCAGCTTATGAATATTTGTTGGAGTCTACTTTACCTAAAGGAGTTGCAGGTATACTTGCTGCTTCTGGTGACACAGGTAAAGGAATTTTGACTCTCGACTTGGGCATGAAGATAGCATACGGCAATGTCGGAATTGACAAAGCTTTCGATGCTACATTACTTGATAACGGCAATGTCGTTATCTTAACAGCAGAGGATGAAAAAGATGAAATACATAGACGTATTGAAAAGTTGGATAAAAACGGGCATAGATTTAGGGAAACAGGGTGTGACTTACACATTATCCCTTTCCCAGACCACGGCGGCGTGGTACCTATCGTTGCAATCCAAAATGGTCGACCTGTTATTACGGATGAGTGGAAACAGATTGAACGACAAATCATGCAAATGGATAATTTGGCTCTCGTTGTCATTGATCCTCTTGCTAGTTTTATTCTAGCAGACATCAATGCAGATCCATCTCACGGTGCTTTTGTAACAGGATACTTTGCAAGCTTAGCGACAAGAACAAACGCTACGTTTCTGATGGTCCATCACATGACTAAGATAGACATCAAGTATCCTGTTCGCACCCCAGAACACGCTCGTAATTTAATTAGAGGTACATCAGCTCTTGTAGACGGCAGTCGTTTTGCCATGGCTTTATGGCCCGCTCCTGAGTCTGAGGCTAAGACAGTGTGTGTTAAAGTAGAAGAAACATTTAAAAGAAATAAAGTTATATACGGAGCCGTTGTTAAATCAAATGGTCCTGTTAACCGAGAGGTTAGAATATTTGTTCGTAACGACGAGTCGGGATTACTAGAAGGTACATCACAAGACATATCTGTAGTAGACGAAGAGGATAAAGTAGTAAGACTCCGCAGTGTTATTTACGTTATAAGAGAAGCTGCAAGGAATGGTAATCCGTTTACAGTTACAGGAGAAGATGGTTTTGTAGCTCGTGAAGGAGAACTTCCTCCAGAGTTAAAGAACGTATCCCAGAGTACATTTAGAAGATATGTATCAGAACTTATTGACGACAGAAAGATAGTTCGTGCAAGACTTAAAGAAAACACAGGTCAAGCTAAATACTTAGATGTACCTGATGGACCATTTGCTCATGGCTTTGGAGAGTTAAAAGTAGGTAAGGTTACCTAGCTAAAGGGTTGTCGTTATTGCCAACGCTATCTACTCGGCTTTCTGTTCTATCTAATCTTTTTTCAAGACTATCTACTTTAGTAGTTAATGTAGCAATAGACTCTTGTAAGGGTGCAATGTTTACAGACTTAACTTTCTTTTTTTCTATATTATCAAGTCGTAAATTAAACTGTCCCCACGTGTAGAAGCCCCCGCCGATGGCGGTTATAATACCCACTATGGTTATGTACTGTTGTAATTTTCCCATTATATTTTTCATATTATTCTCCTTAATTTACCAATGTCTAAAAACACCTGCTATTATAAAAAAACAAGTAAGCCATCCTAAGACTCTATCTGTTTTTAATATAAATCTTTTTATCATATACATTATTTCTTACCTACATATAAACCAAACCAGGCTGCACCCGCACCTACAATAACAGATACAAAAGCGGATTGAGAGTTAGTTGGATCTGGTAACGTCATAAACCAACTACAAGTTTTATAGAACATTACACCGTACAATGTTATTAGTATGCGTGGAAAGACTCTCCACTTATCAAAACCTTCAGCATCGTTGTACCAAGATTTTCTTTCTACTTCTACTACCTTAACTTCTTCGGTCATCTAAAAAACTCCATATTTTGTGTGCCTATTATATTAGATTGTTGATCTAAGTTTGTATTAACTAGGCCGTAATAATTGTTTACATTATCATCTAAAACTACACTTGCATATATAGTTCTTGGCTCATACCAACTAGAACTATCAGGTATATTCATACTTTGATAAGCATCAAATCCAGCAGAGTAACCCATATAAGCTAGTAAATTAGCTTGTCCTTGTGCATTGTATTCACCAGACTCGCTCTGACTTCTTTCGTTTTCTTCCTGTTGAGACTGTATATTTTGACTTACAATATCTTCTGCAATTTGATCAGCTTCAGAAGAAGTCATTA